ATTGATGTCAAGCCTTTAAGGTATTCCGCTTTCCGAGACGTAGTTTATCCGTCTGGAAAACACCTGCCCTAGATGGGATGTTACGCCAACGCCTAACATCCTTCAAGGATCCTGAGCAAACGGGGTCCTGTGCTGGGGGTGGAGTTTTCCAGAGGACGATCGGATTCATTGATCAAACCGAACGGGTCCAGCCACGTTTTTACGTGCCCGTCGCCGCGATCAATGATCTTCAATACCTTCCGCTGCTGTGCGGTCATACAGCGTTCAACATTGGAGTCAAGTTTCATGTTGGGACGGCATGCCCTCCGCTTGGATTTCCCTAGATCAGAAATGCGCCTCATTTCTGAACTAAGAGGACCCAAGGCTAGGTTTTGCTTGCGTTGCAAGTGATCAAAGGTAAAGCCCCCCCTTGTTATGTAGCTCTGCTCAAGTCGCGAAAACTCGACTTCATTAATAAGCCGCGAAAGCTTTAATCAACTTTATCCTACTAGGCACCTGATGCCGAAATAGGGAATGTAACCCAAACGGATCTCCGATTCACCCCAAGTAACGCTAGTCGTTCGTGTGATAGGATATGAGAAGTTGGCTGAATGTTAGGTTGATTTAAAGCACCATTTAATGAATAGAGTACCAGAGTATAAAACAGTGTTGTTCCCCTTCGGGCCTTGAAGTGTCAGGGTTGACTACCCCGCCCGAATGAACAAGTTGTTCATGAAATGCAATGGATACGCCCGCATTCATCAACACAGCCACAAATGGCACCCCACAGAGCTCGGGGACAAAGTGCTCAAACACCACGATCAGTGGCCTCCTTGGGGAAGACGGAGGAAAGGGTCTTCCAGCCACAACACCAGCGAGTTCATCTGGAGTTGTGGCAACTGCCGGTCTACGAGAGGGATCTAATATACTCTCAGGACCGGCAATCCCTCCTATCCCGACCACAGTCGGAATGGGAGGACATACTGCACTATCGACGACAAAAGTCAATACTGCAGCCGCGAGCACCGCGGCCCCTACGACTACAGCAGGTATCAGCAGCAGTAGCGTACAGGTCGTGGAGCAACGCAGTCCACTCGCAACCGCCCAAAAGAGCAACGTCGGGACTAATAAGACGTGCCGGCAATGTGGCAAGCCTAAATCAAAACACCCTAAGGGACGCTGGTGTCCAAAAGAAGAACTCACGGTTAAAGACAGGAAAGAAAGAGCTGCCAAGAACCGCGATAGTAAACAGCGTCAACAGAAGAGCAAACTCGATGAACTAATCGGATGCACTGCTGAGGAAGTTTTGAAGAAGCTTGAAATATTGCCAATGGACGACCCAATTGCCAAGAAGGAAGAGGAAAAAGAAGCGAAATCGAAGGAAGAGGCGGTGACTGTTCACCAGCGCATCTCCATCGCTTCACTTTTCTCACACGTTAAGCGTGACTTCTACATGACTCCGAATCTTCTAGCCAAGACTCAAGTACCAGTTCCGAACATATACGGTACATTGACCGGAAGCACCGCGATCAAGACAGGTGCCTCCGTTCTGTTCGGACTGATGCACAGTCGTGTCATTAGTTACATTACGTGGCCCCATTTGTACATTTTTAGCACACTGGGAACTTCACTTATCTCGACCTACATTGGATTCCAGTTCTCGAATCCTCTGTTCGCGATAGGAACTTTGTTCATAAAGTTGTTCCCTTATGTCAAATTCTGTCTCACTTGGGCTGACTTCTTCATCTTTACGAGGTTTGCTTACAATTTCATTACGGAGAAGACCCAAAAATATCTCCCTGAAATTCAGTTAGCCTCTAAGGTCACCTTCAACAACCCAGACTTCTCCGACGATCCTGATCTAAGGACCGACGCTGAGGCCGTCAGGAAGGCGACTCATGATTCGGCGATTGTGGCTACAGTTGACCACACCTATAGTATGCACAGCGCGATTAAAGGAAGCGCGTTGGCTACTGTCCCAGAGATTCCGATTATTAGGACCTATAATATTCTCGGACTCTCAATTTCCTTTACTAATGGCGGTATTGTTGTGCATGATACCATTCGCACACATTCTTTTTCAGCATCCCTTGAGATGGCTGCTCAGTTGCTAGGCCCTAGTGTGACTGAGATTTCGACACCGATGGACGATGTTTGGAATAGAATGTCTTACGCCACCCGAGGAGTCGGATTGATCAAGAACAACAGATACGATCCACTCTCTTTGGGCGAAATGCCTCTCCTGGGATCGCAACTCCTGGCATATCATGTTTCCGCGGACTACCGCGAGCGGATCATGCATTTGCCGGTCCCCGGGAGAAGTCCAGCACCTTAAGGCGCACCACCGCATACGGCTACAGGTCTAGCGAAATCGAATCGCTGCCCAAAGACCTCCCGATCGAAGACACCACCAAATTGACCAAAATAATTTGGAGTGATCAGACGAGGAGGGAACCTGTAGCTGTGAGCCTTGGGTGTCATGTCCCTGGAGTAGCTCTACCGCACGTAGACCCCAATGACACCCAGACTGTGCTGGACGGAATCAAAAAGCGTTTCGCTTGCAAAATGCCCATCATGGAATCTGCATTACAGGAGAGATTCCACAGGTTCGTCCGAAACTGGATAAGGAAGAATCTGAAACCTCTGCCAGCCGACTCCGACGTAACAGTGGAGACTTGGCTCAACAGCACCAATTACCCTCTGTGGAGGAAAGAGGAACTGTTGAAGAAGTTTAAGGCCATACAAGACCCGTTAGACCCGAGATGGTCTGATGTTAAATCTTTCATCAAAGACGAGGTCTATCCTGAATACAAGCATGCTAGAGCTATTAATAGTCGCACAGACGAGTTTAAAACGTTAGTCGGTCCCATCTTTAGGCTGATTGAAAAACAAGTCTTCGCTCTACCATACTTCATAAAAAAGATCCCCGTTCGTGATCGGCCTCAGCACATTATTAATAGGCACATGAAACCGGGGGCACGTTATTGGGCGACTGATTTCACAGCTTTTGAAGCGCATCATAGAAGGTATTTGTACTTGATATGTGCATTTGAGCTCTACACTTACATGGTCCAAAATCTACCCTCAGGCCCACAATGGCTGAGATTGATTTCTTGTATGTTAGGCACTAATAAATGCATTTTCAAGGTCCTCATTGCTTTTATTGAAGCGACAAAAATGTCTGGTGAAATGGACACATCCTTATGCAACGGGTTCACGAATCTGATGCTCATGCTTTTCATGTTTTGGGAAGAGTCAGAGGAGGAAATTGCTCCCTCAGTAGAGGGAGACGACGGACTCACTGAATTCTTTTCTAATCCACCTTCGGATGACCTCATACGCAGAATGGGGCTGAAACTGAAAGCAGAGATTCATGAACAACTAGAAACTGCAAGCTTCTGCGGGATGGTGTTCGACTTTAAAGATAGGGGGATAGTGACTGATCCCCTAGCAGAACTGGCTACGTTTGGATGGACAACCGCGCGTTACGCGAGGTCCTCCAGTCGCCGTCACATGGAGCTCTTGAGAGCAAAAGCATATTCGCTGGTTTACCAATACCCCGCTTGTCCTATCTTGGTTTCTTTGGGTCTTTATGGACTTAGAGTTACTGAGGGTTATAGAGCTAAGCCGAACATAGCCAACGAGTATGAACGCTCCATGTGGGATGAGATGTTCAATTTCATCCGGGAAAAAGGACTTCCGGCAGTCCCCCCAGGCGCGAACACAAGACAATTGGTCGAAAAGTTGTACAAGATAACTATCGAAGATCAGAAGAAAATAGAAAAGTACTTAGACGAGAAAACAGAACTTGGCCCTCTTGAGATTCCGTTTAAGAACACCTTGTTCCCAAGAGTATGGCAACATTATGCTCATAATTATGTTGCTGAACTCATGAATCCACATCTATTACCTTCAGTGTTTTGTGTTTCCTAAACGAGCCAGCTGACATCCTCTCCCAGTGGGGTACTTCGAGAGATGCCGCCCATTAATGCTAGTGCCTAGCGGTGCTAAACTTGCTAAATCGTGAATGATAGCAGAATTACAATTCAAGCAAAGTCTAATGTAGTTACTGCGTGTTGGTTTGATTCCAACTGATGTAAGTTTAGAGAGTCCGTAATCACAGAAGCGTTAGTGAAGCGAAG